AAGTCCGTCCTACGATACAACTGATCCTCGGTCTACCAAGACCATGACAGACTCGCAGTGGATTGAAGCTGAACGTGCCCGGCAGATGAAGAAGCTGCAAGCGCAAATGAACCGCTAATCTTATCGGTAGTTAAACTGCCGTGGACTTTTAAAAGGAATGCAAAATGGCGAATTCGATTCTTACAATCGACATGATCACCCGGAAGGCTCTCGAAATTTTGGAGAACAACCTGGTGCTCACCCGTAACGTGAACCGGCAATACGACGACAGCTTTGCTGTTGAAGGTGCCAAGATTGGTTCGACCCTGCGTATCCGTCTGCCTGACCGCGCTCTGGTCACCGACGGCGCCGCCCTGCAAGTGCAGGACGACAACGAGCAGTTCACCACCCTGACTGTTGCTTCCCAAAAGCACATCGGCGTGAACTTCACGTCTGCCGAACTGACCATGCAGTTGGACGACTTCGCAGAGCGTGTTCTGAAGCCTCGTATCAGCCAGTTGGCATCGAGCATCGACGCTGACGTTGCCAACGCTTACAAGAGCATTGGTAACTCCGTCGGCACCCCTGGTACCACCCCTGGCACCTCGCTGGTTCTGCTGCAAGCTCAGCAGAAACTGAACGAGAACGCTGCTGTGATGTCTCCCCGTTACGCCACTGTGAACCCCGCTGCTAACGCCGGCTTGGTTGAAGGCATGAAAGGCCTGTTCAACCCCACCGACACCATCAGCAAGCAGTTCAAGAACGGCATGATGGGCATGGGTGTGTTGGGCTTTGACGAAATCAACATGTCTCAGTCGATCAAGCAGCACACCACTGGCACCCGCGCTGCCACCGGCGCTACTACCGGCGCTGCTGTGACTTCCGAAGGCGCTACCACGCTGACTCTGACTGTTGGCTCTGGCGAAACCATCGCTGTTGGTGACGTGTTTACCATTGCCGATGTTTACGCTGTGAACCCGCAGACCCGTGAGTCTACCGGCTCGCTGTTCCAGTTCGTTGCTCTGGCCTCTTCGACCAGCACCACGACTGCTACCGTGACCGTGGCTCCGATGTACTCGGCCAACCACGCTCTGGCTACCATGACCGCTCTGCCTGGTAACAGCAAAGCTGTGGTGTTCGTCGGCGCTGCTTCCAGCCAGTACGCTCAGAACCTGATCTACCACAAGGACGCGATCACTTTTGCAACCGCCGACCTGCTCCTGCCGCAAGGTGTGGACATGGCCGCTCGCGCTGTTCACAATGGCATCAGCCTGCGTGTGGTGCGCCAGTACGACATCAACAATGATCGTATGCCCTGCCGTATTGACGTTCTGTACGGCTACAGCACCATCCGTCCGCAGATGGGTGTCCGCATGTGGGGTTGATTTCGTAACATCTTTGAAAGGAATTTATCATGGCTCTTCCTAATGGCGCTGGTGGCTACCAGATCGGCGACGGCAATCTGACCGAAGCTCAACTGACCGTCCAAACTATCCCCACAACTTTGACCGCAGACACTACCCTGACTGCTGCCCAAGTTGCGGTTGGTTTGGTTGTTTGCCAAAAAGCTAGTGATGCTACGCTGACCGTTACGCTGCCTACCGCTGCGTTGCTTGATGCGGCCATCCCCAGCGCAAAAGTCGGCTCGGCTTTTGAGCTGACGATCTGCAACAACAACAACAGCGGCGCTTCGTCCACTGTTCCTGTTACGACCGGCACTGGCATTACGATTTATGGCTCGGTGACTGTGCCTCGTTTTGGCGCGCACACCTACCGTTTCGTAAAGACTGGCGACGCTGCCTACTCGGCATTCTTGAAGTAAACAATGGGGGCTTCGGCCCCTGTTTTTAAGGAACCATCATGCCTACAAACACCAAACCAATTGGCGTTGCCTACGAGGACCAGCAACTCGACGGCGCGATTATGGGTAAAGCAGGCGGCACTGCGGGGTTTTATGGGGTTACTCCCGTTACTCAAGCGGCTGCTATTACGGCTGTCACCAATACCGCTACGGGTACTGAGTTGGCAACCGCTATCAATGCGCTTCGTGTTGCGTTGAAAAACATCGGCATCACGGCCTAAAGAAAAGGGGGCCAAAAGCCCCCTTTTTCGCCTATGGCAGCAATCTACCTAACACACCCCGTCCACGGCGCCAAAGTTGCCGTGATGGACATGGAAGCCGATTTTGATGTTCAAAACGGCTGGTCGCGCTACAATCCTGACGAACAAAATGTGCCGCAGATTGAGGTAGCACCTGCACCTCGACGCGGGCGGCGCAAGGTCGAGACACCCGACGAAGGAGAGTGAGATGGCGATCTACACCGCAGGCGATCAGATCAACCGGGCGCTGCGTCTGCTTGGTGTGTTAGCCGAGGGTGAGACACCTTCGGCTGCAACGTCTCAGGCCGCGCTTGCTGCAATGCAGCAAATGATCGAGTCGTGGAACACCGAACGCCTGACGGTGTTTGCCACCATCGACCAGATCACCAACTGGCCCGTCGGCTCCATCAACGAGACTCTCGGCCCCACCGGCTCGCTGGTGCGGCTCAACGGCACCGCCGTGCGCCCGATTCTGGTAGACGACGCCACCTACTACAAAGACCCCGGCACGGGCGTCTCGTACGGCATCAAGCTGATCAACCAGCAGCAGTACGACGGCATCGCGGTCAAGACCGTGACTTCGACTTATCCACAGGTGATGTTCGTCAACAACACCTACCCGGACTTCGACATTTACCTGTACCCGCGCCCGACGCGGCTGCTGGAGTTCCACTTCATCAGCGTGCAGGAGTTGGACCAGCCGGCCACGCTGGCGACTGATCTGTTGTTCCCGCCAGGCTACCTGCGGGCGTTTGCCTACAACTTGGCGATGGAGATTGCCCCTGAGTTTGGCATCGAGCCAAGCCCCCAGGTGCAGCGCATCGCCATGACCAGCAAGCGCGACCTCAAGCGCATCAACAACCCTGACGATGTGATGTCAATGCCGTACTCGCTGATTGCGACTCGGCAGCGGTACAACATCTACGCCGGCAATTATTGATCATGGAGCTTACTTTTCGCTCCCGCCCATTCGAGGTATGCGTTCGTCTTGGCCGCGTGTACAACTTATTGGAGGAGCGGTTTCTGGGTTCCGCTATCAACGTGCGCTTTGGCAAGACCATCTGGTCTAGCGCCAACGGTTTGCGAAAGATAGGCGAGTAATGTTGATTGCTCTCGATTACGACAAAACCTACACCGCCGACCCGGCGTTGTGGGATGATTTTGTTCAGTCGGCGCAGGATCGCGGGCATACGGTAAAAATTGTCACCATGCGTACTCCTCAAGAGGCAATCGACAACGTCCCGGTTGAAATTGTCTACACCAGTCGAAAAGCAAAATCGACTGTTGTTAGCGCCGACATTTGGATCGATGACAGCCCGCATTGGGTTTATCAGGACTCCCTATGAAAACGCCGATCCTTGGTTCGACCTACGTGGCCCGCAGCGTCAACGCTGCCGACGCTCGCATGGTCAATCTGTTTCCCGAGATTTTGCAAGAAGGCAAAGAGCCGGCGTTCCTGAACCGCGCTCCCGGCCTGAAGCTGCTCAACACCATCGGCACCGGCCCGATCCGTGGCCTGTGGGCCTTCTCGCCGCAGGACGGCACCGGCTTCGTGGTGTCGGGCACGCAACTCTACAAGATTAACAACAGCTACGCGGCCACGCTCATCGGCACCGTGGCCGGCACTGGCCCGGTCAGCATGGCCGACAACGGCACTCAGTTGTTCATCGCGGCCAACGGCCCGAGTTACATCTACAACAACACGACCAACGCCTTTGGGGCTATCACAGACCCAGACTTCCCCGGCGCCGTGACCGTGTGCTATTTGGACGGCTACTTCGTCTTCAACGAGCCCAACAGCCAAAAGATGTGGATCACGCAGCTTCTGGACGGCACGTCGATTGACCCGCTGGAGTTTGCCAGCACCGAGGGCTCGCCCGACGGCTTGGTGGCCGTGGCGTCCAATTTCCGCGAGGTGTGGGCTTTTGGCACCAACTCGATTGAGGTCTGGTACGACTCTGGCGCAACCGACTTTCCGCTCCAGCGCATCCAAGGCGCGTTCAACGAGCTGGGCTGCGCTGCCCCGTTCTCGGTTGCCAAGATGGACAACGGCCTGTTCTGGCTTGGGCGTGATCGCCGGGGCCAAGGCATGGTCTACCGGGCCAACGGCTACACCGGCCAGCGCATCAGCACCCACGCCGTCGAGTGGCAGATCCAGCAGTACAGCGACCTGTCGGACGCGATTGCATACACCTACCAGCAAGACGGCCACAGCTTTTATGTGCT